TTTAGTACCAAGTAACTTTTTTAGATTTAGATGCTAACATTCTTTTACCATATTTTGCATCGTTTGTTTGAGATTCTAATGGACTTGAAACTTCTTTAGAAATATCAATTCCGCCTTTTAAAAATCCATCTTTACCTACACCTAATCCTTTTTCAATTTTTGGTGCTTTTGTAATTGTTTCTTTTGTCATTATTTTTTCCCTCCTTTAAATATTTGAGTTCCTTTTATACCATAAATACTAGCAACTACAAGTATCCATAAATTAGTAAACCATTTAGGTAATTCTGAGAACATCTCAAAAAATAGCTTTACTTTGTCCATTGCTGTAGGGTCATCCGATACCACTGCCCAAGCTAAAATTGCTATAGGCGTTGAGAGGATTATGAGAACCGCCTCGTCTTTCCAGTCCGATTGTCTAGATTCTAGTAGTTTGCCTTGGTAAGCTTCCTCACCGCTGGCCATTTTTGATGCATGCATTAGTTGTGCATCAGACATAGCCATTTTAGTCTTCTGGCGGTTAGAGTAAATTTTACTCCCCGCTTGTAAAGCAATTTTTGCTAAACTAAACCAAGCCATTATTGTCCTCCTTTAGGTTTCATCATAGCTAATTTTTCTCTTGCTTCGTTAGCCATCTCTTGTTTCTCTATTGACGTGTCTGCTCTTAATTCTGATAGTTGTTCGTTTTGTTCTAACTTCTCATCTTGATTTCTTTGATTCATCATAGCCTTCATGTTTTCTAGATTTAATCTTTCTTCAGATTCTTTTCTTTTAGCTTCATTATCTCTTGCTCTGATATCTAACTCTCGTGATCTTAGTTGAGCAATAGGGTCATGACCAAATGATGAAGTAATTTTTTTCTCTTCCTTCATAAAGTCTTCCATCATCTCAGCAATAAGAACTGCTTTTCTAGCTTCAATTTGAATTTGAGCTTGTTGTACTTCTTGTTGCACTTGTGGATTTTGTTGAACCATTTGTGGATTTTGTTGCATTGCCATAGCTTGTTGTTTAATCTTTTGTATCAATTCTCTAAATTCTAATTCGACTTGTTCTTGTGCCATTAGAGAAATATGTTCTAAACAATTTTTTTCTATAGATGCTGTTATTGTAGGTGCTGTACGTGCTAGGTTAGTAGCCATAAAATTTAAGTGAGCAGTTATATGTGCTCTGTGATCTTGACCGGGAAAAGCTTTAAAAGGAACAGCGCCTAATGCATCAATGTGTTCTAGTGCTGGATCTTTTGGAGCTGGTTTAGGTGGTTGTTTTAAAATTGCATCAATATCTTTAACACCTAATGCTTCATACATATTTCTGTATACAGCATATTGATTGTGCATTTTTGGATTTGAAGCTGCTAATTGTAATTCTGTTTGAGCAAGAGATATCCTTTGAGTTTGAGAAAATATGTTTGGATCTGCTACTGGTATAATATCTATTCTATCATCAAAATCTGTTTGCATGATTTGTCTTTGTCCTCCGACAACATCATATGGATACACAGGTGGTAGATATAATTTAAAGACTCTCGCCATTAAATTAAATTCTTTTTTCATAGCAGCATACAATCTTTTATGTATGGCTGACATTGTTCTACTACCTCTTTCCAACAAAGCTACTGTCGTGCCCACTGCCGCTTGTTGATTCCCGTCTCCTACTTGCAGGTCCGCTATGGAAGCGAATCTTTGTCCTGCAGATACCACGACACCCATAAGTGATAACAAAGTTTGTGATGGTTCTTTAAATGGAAGCATCATAAATGCGTCTTTTAAATTTCCACCGGGAGCGTCAACATCTCTAAATTCTCCAGGTTGAAGAGCTTGTGCTTCATCTCTCATTTTAATTCCACGCATTTTAAATCCTGCTGGTAAATTTGATAATGTACCTGCATCTAATAATTGTCTTAATGCTGCTGTTGCAGTTCTAGATAATCCACCAATCATGTGAATTAATCCAAAACCATAGAATCCTAAACCTGGTAAAAATTTGAAATGTACAAAATAATCAATTTTTTTCTTTAATGGATCATTAACTTCAAAGTTTTTTCTAATAGATAAAATTTTTCTTGTGCCTTCTTCGACAGTTACAATGTAAGGTAGTTTAATTCCAGTCGGTTCTCCGTCTTGACCCATGTCTTCAAAACCTTCTAGATCTAAATTAACATGACATTCTAAAATTGTGTAAAGACGTTCGTCTCGTCCTTTTGTCATTCCTTCTAGTTTTCTTTCTTTTTCTTCTGCTTCTGTTTCAGTTACATTTGTTGGACTAAGTTCTATGTCTCTATAGAATCCACCAACTTGTTTTTTTCTTAATTCGTTTTCAGTCATACGAACCATATGAATAATAGATTCGCAATCGTCTAAAGAAGTTGCTGTGTAAGGAACAACTAAATCGTCTGCTGGTACAAATTTAGATACTGCTCTTTGCATAACACCATCATAATAAACTTTTTTAAATGATGATCCTGCTAATGGTAAATAAAATAACATCTGATCAAACTCGGATTCGTACTCAGGCATTTTATCCATGATTTGATAATTCATGTAATCTTTAACACGTTTAGCTTGTTGGTCTTTAGCTGGATCTATTTTTCCCATTGTCTGAGTTCTAACAGGTCCACCTGCCGGTAATAATTCTTTGTAAGCTAATGATTGAAATTGTGTAACAGCTTCTGCTAATACAGGATGCGTTGCACCTGAAGCACCTTTGAAAGGTTCTGTTCTATCGTTGTAACTAAATCCTAATAGGTCCAAACCATTTATATATGACTTCTCCCAATCTTTTCTTGAATTTTTGTAATCTGAAAAATCTGAAAATAGCTGACTACCTAATGGATCTAAAACATCATCAGGTAATAGATCTGCTAAATTAGCAAAATGATCTCCACCTAAAATAGGTTCTACTGCATTTGGGTCAAAATTAACATCAACGCTACCATCTTCGTTTTCTGAAAGTTCCGAAGGTTCTTTCATAACCTCGTCTCTTTGTTTTTGTTCTTCAACTTGAACAGCCTTAGGATCTGGTAAGGTTATATTTGCTGCGCTGTTGGGTAATGATTTATCTATCTCTGCCATTTGATTTCTCCGCTATTTCTTACCACGTTTCATAAAATAAGCCAAGCCCTCAGATTCTGGTCCTTTTTTAGGTGCTACTGTTTTTGTTAAACTAGCTATTCCGCCTGTTGCCATATCTGCTACACCTTTAACACCAGGTATGTTCATTAATTTTTTCATTCTGTCCATACCTTCTTTTTGAGGGTTTAATATAGAATCTCCAAAAGGATTACCACTTGCTCCAAACAATTGTTCTTGACCAGCAGAAGTTTGTCTAGCTTCTTCAAATAAACCTTTAAAAATACCTTTGTTAAAATTTGGATTTCTTCGGTATATATCAAAAAGTTCTTTTTTTGTTAGATTAGGTATTTTTGTTTTTTTTCTTAAATCATTAATCTGTTCATCAGAAATATAGCTTTCAGCTATATCATCCATGCCGTACACAGGATCTCCCATTCTTTTGTTTAAATCTTTTTGTGTTATTTCCGGAGCTAATATTTGCTCAACATCATCTACATCTTGTTTTCTAGCATTTTCTTCAAATTTTTTAAAAACACTTTTTGTGCCAAACCTATCTGCTGCTTCAAGTTCTAACCTAGCTGCTTGGTCTCTTTCTGCTTCTGGTCTAAATTTAAAAATTAAATCTCGTTCAGCGTCTTTTATTTCTTGTTCAGCTTTAATTTGAATATCTCTATTAGATACTCCAGAAAATTCTTCCATGTTTTGTGCTAGATCAGCTTCTGCATTTACTTTAGCACTATTTAAATTATTTAAAGATTGTTCATAATCCCTTACACGTAACGCAGTTTTTGCATTCTCAGGACCTATTAATCTTGTAAGCATTGATGTATTAGCTTCTCTTGTTTGATCTCCTGGTCTAAAATATCCAGTAGATCTTTTAATGGCTTCATCTAATGTATCCCCCATACCCAGTCTAATTAAATTTTCTGCACCTAAAAATAATGCTTCTGATATAATTCCAAATTTTATCACGGCTTTTAAACCCGTGCCGCTTTTTGTTAAGACAGAGTTTAACAACTTAGCAAAGTTTCTACCTTGTGAACCTTTTGCAATTTTACCAGAGTTAATTGCTTTTTGTCCTTTTAGAAAACAAGTTGTGCCCTCTTGAAAACCAATACGGCCACCCATAGCTTTATTGTTTGGACAACCGATTGATGCAATCAATCTTTCTATAACTTTTGGATCTTTTTCTATTTCTTTTTTTAATAAATTAACTGTTTTTCTTTTTGCAACGCCAAGACTTTTTTCTGGAGACATAACTTCAGAACCTATAAAACTTTGTGTTCCAGGTAT